AAAGCAATCACCTGACACAGTTCCTTGCTGACCAATTTCCCATAAAACTGTGGCCTTGTTGTTATCCACTTCCCATACACGCTCAAGTAGGTCTGGAACAATAGCTTCCGTTTCTTTAGGGCTACGGAAGTTAACACCCTTACCAAAAGTAAAGTTAATAATAAAGTCGCTGAATGCTCGATAGTAATTAAGTACTAGCTGGGTTTCACCTGTTTGACGGCGATAGCTCCAATGATGTCCTAAGTACATAGCCCAGTTAAGAGAGTAGCGGTTTAGACGAGGGCCGTGGACTTCAAACTCTTCATCTGCAAGTTCTACTAGTCCCAGCGGGGAAATGGAAATGGTTAAATCAGAAGACGCAGCTCGATAACTCGGTGGAGAAAAATCCATACCGCTCACTGCTCACCTCTTTCAACTCTGGACAATATTAACATAAATGTCGACTTATGTACAAAACGACATTCAGCGGAAACGTTCGCCCCTAATGAGGTTCTGTCCTACCGGTTTAGTAACAACCTTTTTTTGTTGATCTTCTTTTTTCTTTCGTTCTTCCGCCGCATAATCACGAAAACGTGGATCTACATCTTTTTCAGAAGTAACGAATTTACCGCCAAGCTGCACGTAACGAGAATGAACCCAGTGAGCGGCGGCTGGGGAAGGATAGGTACGAAATTTAGAGCGCGCTTGAGTAGTAAGCATGTTCCAAAGTTTTTGATTTGCTGGGATCTGCTTAGGACCCTTTTTAACTTCTTTACCTGTAATTAATGCCATTAATAATCCTTAGATAGATTCTTGCCCCCGCCACGTATTCGCCGTAGAAACGGGGGCTAAGAAACTTGTTTATTAGTCGTTAACGACTGCAGGATTGCCAGCCTTCTGTGGACCACCGCTGCGGAAAGCCTCTTCAATGCGGTTGTCTCCGTGGTCTGCAAAACCACCAGCAGCAAACTCCTGAAGATGATCTGGAGCTTCCACCCATGCAGCAGAGCCTACGTGAGCACGCTCACGCATTGTCTCTTCTGGTAACTTTTCAAAGACATTCTGATTACGATTTGGACGACCTGCTGCAGGCATGTATCCCTGCATAGCGCCCTTTGTGAACTCCTGTGGAACGTCTGTGTCTGTTGCAAGACCTTCTTCAAAACGAAGTGGGCCACGCTGACCTGGTGAAGCTGGTGAAACCTTGCGGTCGTAGACAGTACCTGGACGTTCTGGGAACTTTGGATCTGGTGCAATTGCCATTTATTTACTCCTATATTAGGTTGAGGACCTCAGTAAAAGTGTGCTACAGAAAGTACCTATAGTCAGCCTAAAGTCTTAACGGAAAAACGGGCTAGAAGATACTTCTATTTGTGGCATAGTCATCTCTATTGTTAGAGAGCACGCTATAGCCAAAGAGTCTGCAAAGTCATCGTGGGCATGGGCTTCATCTGGAGCTTTAGCTAAAAAGTTAGGGCCAGTAAACTTGGTTTCTAAGTCCTCAAGTTGCTGCCTAAATCGACGATAACTACGAAGTTTTCTTGTTTTAGCGTGAGCGGGCCAGCTAATAAGATCACGGTCCATTAAAGCCTTTAAGTGCTTCCAGCGCTTAGATTGCTCAGGTTGACTGCTTCCTACAGCAAAAACCTCTGCTCTTGGAAGAAGAAGCTTTAGCCGTTGAGCTACTGCGTCACCCACACCGTTGGCGTCTACCCCTACATACATTACGTTGTAGTTTTCCAAGAATTTTACAATCTGGAAGTACTGGTCTTCCCAGTCATCCCCTTGCAGCTCTAACCAGTTAAGAACTCTGTGATCAAAGTAGCCAAACTCATCTGGGCGATCCCAATCAACCCAGACAACTGTTACTACAGTAGAGTCGATCTTACGGGCAGGGTCAATGCCGACAACTACCGGGGTTCTATGCCAAGCGCGTTGAATTTCCATAGAGGTATCGCCAAGCCTGTCCATGGTCGTGGATGTAACAAACATGCCCCGCTCTAACAGCCACTTGCAGTTATGTGAGGCAAGACCTTCTGCGATAAAAGTTTGAGTGGTAGTCTCAAGTGCCACAACTTCTTGCTCCCCTATAAACTCCACAGATAACACTAATGGATGTTCAAAATCTTGCCCAACAAAATCATGGCGACCAATAGAACCAAATGAGTTTATGTCAACTTTTTGTAACAATCGTTCTGGCCGTATTTGACCTAAGAAACGTGACATAGACGCACGACCCCCAGCAATGTGCAAGACTGTGACATCATTGTTGGTGCCTGTTTCTTTACGCTCCCAGTATTTAAAGCCAAGTTCTGTTAAATATGTGCGAACTTTATTTAACATTACATTTTCACGTTGAGAAAAGCCAAGCATGGCTTGTCTAGAGAAATGGCCTTCTCCGTCAAATGCTGCTGCAAGGTACCCTGTTCTGTAGTCTTCTATATGCTCCCATGTATCAAATATTTTAAAAATACGGTCAGTAGACACAAGTTCATCCGTGCGCTTCCATACTGTACGGCGACCAGCAGTTGACACTAACCATAAGTGACCATCAGAAGATTTAACTATAGTTCCGTCTGAAAGTTTTATAGCGTAAGTTGGGCGCATAATTCTTTCGGCTTTGGTCACCGTAGTCTCTTTGATTTTACGATGTGCTCCTTTAGTGTAAGTCTCTTCGTCAAACCCTACAAGTATGTCACCAACTTGTACAGAACCTATTTCTATATATTTCAAGTCTTTAGTAAGCACTTTAGTGTCTGGAGTAAGGCAGTTGTACGACATTTGAAACTCATCTGAGTCCTCACCAATACGAAGCTTTTCTCGTTTAATGTGCTTTTCATAATTAGAGTTGACCTTAACAACATCTCGCCATGTCCACTCAAAATGATTTTGGCGTTTACTTCTAGATGTTTGGCGCCGTTTATTAAGCATGATGCTGTTATAAAAATTGTTTTTGTGCGTATTGGGGGTTCCAGTTTTAACCATAGTACCAGCGTAGTAAGCCAACATAGGGGCAATAGATTTAGACACTACAAAGTCATCTGCCTCTTGGCACTCGTCAATAACAATAAGATGGAACGACTTAGACTCAATCTTTGCTCTTGGGTTAGCCGTCATCATCATAAGAGATGAACCAGAGTTCTTTAGTTTAATCTGGCGAGTAACCCCTGCTACTCGGCCTACACTATCGTCAATCTCTGGGTCACCTAAGATTTCAAGAGCGCGGTCTGAGGTAAGCCGGCTAACTGTTCTACCAAATAAAGTTTCTACCTGACCTTCAACAGGGGCAAACATTCCAATCATGATGCCGTCTTTAAACTTGCCCAGAAGGTCTGGGTACATCTTAGCTAGGCGGGGAAGAAGGACCATTAAGGTCGCTACGGTATTAGCAATAGTTTCTGATTTACCGGACTGACGAGCCGCTAAAGCTGTAATTTCTTCACTGTCATTAATGATAACTGACTCAATGATGCGGCGAGCAAGCGGCATCTGATATGGGTGAAGCTCGTGCCCTACAAGGGCAGTCTGGAATTGAATGCAGCGGTCAATAAGCTTGTTGACAAAGTTACGAGAGAGCTCATCTAGCTCAATCTCTTCATCTTCTACTTCGGGCTCTTCATCCTCAAGTTCATCAAGGTAGAACTCGTTGTCTTCATCGTCCATTAGTTGTTCCATATAAACCTTTAGTTTATTTTAAAACAAAGAGCCTAAGTCGTTAAACCCAGGCTCTTTGTGCCACCTACGGGGAGAGGAAGAGAGGCGTAGACAATTGTATCATAAATGTCTATTTGTCGACAAATAGGCTTAACGGCGCGGCGTACGCTTTCTAAGGTGGTCTACCATTGCGTGCAAAGCTTCTGCTCCTGTTAGCGCCTCATCTAAATAAACATCATCTTTACTTCTTTGATACATGGATAGGCAACGGCCAATTTCATAAATAGACTGGTCTAGCCAGCCTTCTATTTCAGCAGTCTGTAGTCTGGAGACCCTTTTAGAGACGCGTTCGGAGAATGGCTTGTCCCAAGCCTTTTTATTCCGAGAAAAAAGTTTCATCAAATAATCCATCTTGAGGTTTCCAAGCGTCTCTTCCCCTCATAGTCCTGTATAAAAGTGCGTCAATAGAGTCTTCGTCATCTAGGTCAACATTAGGTTTTTTAAGCCATACGCCTAGATAAAAACCTGGGTGGGTAAAGGGTAGACGAAATACTAAGCACTTACCAAGTCTATAGGGTCGGTCAGTTTCTTGTGTTGTACCTACCTCAATAAGTGGTAGCAGGTGGCGGTGCCAATACTTTAATTTTCCGCCATATAGTGGTCCGTATGATCGCATTAGTTTTCCTTAAAAAAGTCCTGTGCACTCCAATTACTTAGGTCACCTTTTTGTATAGAAGCTGCCCTAGCAGAAGCATTACTTAATCGCGCCAGTGTACCAGCAGATATACCTGTTAGTTGAGCCGGTTCGTGGGATGAACACTCGGCCTCTAATCGCGGAAGGTAGTCGTTAGTAGAGTCGCTATTCTTTAAGCCCAACCATATTTCAGTAGAAACGTCATTGTACTGGTGCCAGTGGTTAGTTCTAAATACTATGTAAACTGTTTTAGTTGTTGGGTTATACCCAATAGTTAAAGCTCTAGGTCTAGATGGCTTTTTAGTGGGGGCCGTAGTGGCCTCAAAACCAACATTTGTTATGTCATTTGGTATCACTACCTCAATGTCATCTTTTCTAGATTGCAATGACTCTTGAAACTCTGACGCCATAGTGTCTTTAAGAGTTTTTCTACTTGCCATTATTCCTCACACACATGCTCAGAGGTCTCTGTCTCTAGTACGCGAACCATACAGGACCCGCAACGAAGATACTTAGGCGGATTAAACCTGTTTTGTGTAGTTGCGCCCAGAGGGAACTCTGACCCATCACCATTAAACGCGGGAACAGCTATAATAACCTCTGGTTCTTTTAAAAGCTCTGGGGAGAATGGTCCGTAAGCGTGCGTAATCTTATTAGGTACTGGGTGAGCTTGTGGGGCAGATATCCGTGTAATTAGGTGGGGAGCCACCATATCTAATTCAAAATCTACTTCACGGCTTTTTGACCCGTAATTACTAAAGGTCTCATAATCAATTCCCACTAGCTACTCCTGAATGGCAGTGCTCTTGACAGGAGCTTTCTTCTTAGGTTTTTCTTCTGCAGGTGCTTCAGCAATCTCAACGGGCGCTTCCAGCGTCTCTACCAAGGGAAAGTGGCCTGCATTAGCTCGGTCATACAACCATGCTGGTAGGCAAGCTGTGCAATAGTGAGCCGGGTTTACCCCGGGATCAGCCGTTGTATATGAAGCTGAGTTACTGCAGTTATCGCATTTAATTGCCATGTAATCCTCCTAAGATCTACAGTAGTATAGCAAAAAGGGCGCCCAATAGAGCGCCCTTAATACATTAATACTTACTTAGCTGGTGTTGCTGGTGTTGCTGGTGTTGAAAAGTGCTCATAGGCCGCCTTAAGTACGGGACCAAAGACACCAACCACCGCTGCCCATGCAACCTGCTTAAGGTGGTGGTTCCCACCCTGCCAGATAGCTGTTGCCGCAACAACTGTTGAAATTAGGTAGTGCTCAAACAAAGCTTTAGTCTTTGCGTTCATGCTTACTCCTCTATGTTATTTGCATATGGCGTTACTATA